CATCTTCGTCCTCTTCATCATCCCAGACGATGTAAGGACCATGCTGCATTCGTTTTAGTTTGTCTGTTTCAGATCTGAATTTTGCTGTTTCAGACAACCAGATGGCAAGTTTGATCACCACGAATATCACCGCCATTGGTGATAAGCATAATAATAGTATAACAGAAGATTGGTTCATTGCCAATACTCATCAAGCACATCAAACACCCGATTTAGATATTTGTTAGCACCGATACATTCCCACTTACCCATCTCAGAGATTTCACACTTATAGTGCAATTCTCTCTTAAGTTGCATAAGTCTATTAGTCATAGCAACCTTGTCTAATCTACCGTTCATAGTTACTCGTTGTACCTACACTACTATTTAAGCATAAAAAAAGGGGATCAAGTGATCCCCTGTGTTGATATCGTAACTTTAGATTATGTTAAGTTCTTAACTCTAACTCTTCTATAGTACTGGTTCTTATTGTGAGTAAGTGCCTCAGCGTCAGGAGTGCTTCCATTAAGTACAAATGGGTTAGCAACCATACCGTATCTAGTCTTGAAACCAATCTTTGGTTGGAAGGTCTCAGGATCGATACTCCTTAACATTTGGAGAGGAACGTATGGGCAATAGAACAGTCCACTATCGTAAGGTGATGTACCTTTGTATCCTACAACATAGTAGTGAGTGTCAGAAACGTTTGCAGAGTAAGGATCAACGAAGACCTTAATTCTACCGTTCATTGTACCCACAAGTAGGTTACCTGTGTCATCAACTTCACCGATGGAAGGACCGCCAGCACCTGTTAAACCAGAAGAGTAGTCTAGAGTACCAGACATAGCAAGAGCACTAGCAACATCAGCAGATGTGATGATGAAGTTACCCTTTCCTCTACGAGTTTGCTGTGCGATTGCGTTTGCATCTCTTTCGATTTGGAACATAAGTCCTTTGAATTTCTCAACTGACCATCTTCCATTACTGTCTACGTCTAAGTCAAACACACCAGCGTTTGCAACGTTGTTTTGTGCACCTGTCTTAGCAACTGTGTAAACAGTTCTAACAACCTCACGGTTGATTTCTGCAAGGATCTCACTAGAAAGTAAGTTAGCAAGTTCTTGCTCTGCATCAAGACCGTGAATTGCTTTTAAGTCTTGTGCTAGTTCGAGAGTGTACTCTGCTCTTAATGCTCTTGTTTTAGCAGTAACAGAGGTTTTCTCGATACTGAAACTCATCTCGTTAAAGAGAGTAGATCCAGAACCTAATGCTTCAGCGTCTTCTCTAGCAATCTTAGCGATACCTTTCTCGTAGTTAGCAGCAGTTGTACCACCACCTGATGTATCGTTAAGCAAACCTGGGTTAGCATCAGTTGCTCCACCGTCTCCAAGAGGAGATACTGGATCGTTGAATGCAGCAGGTCCCTGTGTGTTAGCAGAGAAGTTTGCATCTGGTTCGTTGTAGAGTGCTTCGTTACCAGCTCTTAGTGCAGCACCATTTTGCTGATAATGAGACTTCATAGCAAAGATAAGTCCTGTAGGACCAGACATAGGCTGGACACCACAAATATCATATGCTACCAAGTTTGGCATAGCACGACGGATCAAGGAGATCATCACAGGATCGAAACCTGCAAGTCCACCTGTCTTAGTTGTAAGACCTGATCCAGAGAGACCGTCTCCACCAATGGCACCAACTGTGTTGGATGCTTCATTGATCATTCCACGCTCTTCTCTTAATTGTTTTTCTGTATTTTCTAACAGTACTGCGGTAACTGATTTTCTATAATTGTCTTTGATGGCACCAGCGCCTTCATGACCTAGAACAGGATCCCACTTTTCTGTTAGAGCTTTAGCGTTAAACATTTAAGTTTGCTCCTTATTGGAAAAAAATTGGATTTAATTAATTATCACTTCCAGCGGTTGAGTGCGTTAAGGTATTGTGCCATTACTGGATTTACCTCCGCGTCAACTCCCTCTACTGGAGTTTCATCTGCAACCTCAGATTGAGGTGCTGCTGTTTCTTTAAAGTAACTTTCTTTAATGGTAGTAACCTTTCTAGAGAAGTCCTCTGCAGAAACAAACTCAACACCCTCAGCGAGTGCAGCGAGTTTTTCTTTCTGAGTATCTGCCAATCCTTCTGAAACAGTGTTCAGAATGTTTACTTTTGCAGTCTCATTAAGAGTATTCTGTAATTTCACATTTGCTTTGACCTGTTCGTCAAGGCGGGTTTCCATTTCACGAATTGATTCAGCCATACCTTCTACCACATCCACTTTCTCGTCTGGGATAGAAATGTAGTGCTCCTCAAAGAGACCTTTAAGACCTGCAATGAAGTCTGTAGTGATCTCATTTCTTATTCCACGGTCAATAGCAACTTGGTTTTGCTCTACCCATTGACCAATGGCGTAGTTGACTGTACCATTAACTTCCTCAGATAATTCTGCCTTAGCAGCGTCTACTTGCTTATCGAGTTCGTTGGCAAAGTGTTCTACAAGCTTGTCGTACTCTTCATTAAGTTTTGCTTTGATAGCAGCCTCGAAGATAGTCTTCGCTTTCTCAGCAAACTCTTTTGAGAGTTCTGTTCCCTCAAGAAGGGCATTTACATCATCGGAAACATCGAGATCTTCATATGATGGTTTGATTGGATATGTAACTTGAGAACCTGTTCCAGTTCCGTATGCTACTTCAGCACCAACTGTAGGTTGCTTACCCATATCGCCAGCATCATTGATAGAAGATGTCTGAGCAGATCCATCGCTTTGTGCTGCCTTGTCTCCTACAGGAGCAGATGCCTTAGCACCTGGATTGTCTTCTCCGTCATCATCGTGCTCATGTGGTGTAGTGGTTGTACCACCTAAATCTGCAGGAGCAGATTGTCCTGCTGGAGCGACGCTTGGAGAGACAGTAGGCATTGGATCTTTTCCGCTACCAGATTTAGTCTGTGCGTCAGAAACCTGTGAAGGTTCACTACCAGTGCCAGGAATAACGTTTGCAGATACAGTTGGCATTGGATCGCCAGCTTCTACAATCACCTTTTGCTCGGTAGCAAACTTTTCAAATTTCTCGTTAAGTTTGTCTGACATCTGAGTTTTCCTCGTAATTTCCGTATAATTATTTAATCTATAGTTTATTTATCATATCAGAGTTTTCCAAGGAAGTGCTCAAACGATTGTAGCACTCTCTCTTCTAACTCATGGCGCGAACCATTATTGATATAACGTTGGTATTTAGCAACTTCTGTCTCTTTTAAGATACCGTTTGCCCATACCCACTCCCTACCTTCCATGATACCATTGACAAATGCATCAGGCGCGGAAGGATCTGCTACAATATCTGCAGCAGTTGTTAACATGAAGTCATCTGCAACAACGTTACAGTCTTCACTTTTTTGGATGCTTCCCATACCACGAGAGGAAACACCTAACTGAACTCCTTCGCCAAGCAAAGACTTAGCGATGTTACCCATTGGTGTATCAAGAATTTGTGCCTTACCTATAAAATTATTTCCTTCTGCTTTGAGTGAAACAATTCTATGTGATACTCTATCGAGATTAATGGTAGGACCATCAGGATGACCGAGTTCACCAAGAGCACGTTTTGATTGTACATACTCTTCATTGTATCTCTTAACCTCACGGTCAAGAACAGAGAAGGGGTACATACGACCATTACGATTTTTTAATTCAGATTGTAAAAATACTCCTTCAATATAAAGAAGTTTCTTTCCGTTCTTTTCCTCAGTAAGGATTTTAACGTCTTCAATCTGTTCCGTTATCAGTTTCATCGGTAGTTTCCGTTTCTTGAGGTTCATCAAAAAATGTATTTGCCACAGTTTTTTTGTAGTCTGCCATAGCATCAGATGCTTTAGCAAATAACATATCGTGGATTGCATCGATTGCAGAAGCTCGTTGATTATCAGCAATCTGATTTACGATATCTACTTCTCCTTGTTTAGGATTAGCTTCGGTATATTCTGCCATAATAAGTGTTCAGTATAAACTATTTAGTATTTGTTGTAGGTTTAGGTGCGGAACGTGCTCTTTTAAGATCTCTTGCGAGCGCATCGTCAGCTGCAGCAGCCTCTCTTTCAGCTGCGTCATCTGCTTGCATTGCTTGAATTTCTGGAGCAAGTGCAGTGTTTGCTTGAGTAAGTTGATCCATAGCATTAGTTTCTGCAGGATCAAGTGCAAGACCAGAAGCAATATCTCCTTTCATTTGCTTATCAATCTCTTTCATATCCTTATCAGTTTGACCTAGGATATTCTTACGAACATACTCTACAGAAAAATACTTTCCTACAAAAGGATCCATCTGAGTAACAGTCATCATTCTTTGGTTCATCATTTCAATTTCTTTTAATTCATTAAAATGATTGTCAAAGAGATAATCATATTGAATATGCTCTTTCATATCATCCCAATCTTCAGGAGATATAACTCCTTTCAGGATGAGTTGAGTTTTAAGGACATCTTGAAACAACTCACTAAAACGCTTACGCATTCTACCAATGAACTTAGTAAACTTAAGTTCGTCGCGGAGAACCTCTGTTGTCTTACCTAGATTAAATCCTTTGTTGTCATCTGTAAGACGAGATGGAGGTAAGTTCAAACTGTTGTATAATTTCTTTTTAAAATACTCAACATCCTTTAACTCACCTAGGTTCTGACCGCCTGGTAATGTAGTAATTTCAGTTCCGCGACCACCTTCTCTACGTGGTAACCAAAAGTCTTCGAGCATACTCATATGCTTCTTGTCATCTCTCATCTCTCCAGTGTTAGCATCATATACTAACTTATTTCTATAACGAGACATGACATCGCGAAGATACTGTTCCGCTTTTACCTTAGGTAAGTTACCTACGTCAAT